CCCTAGGTAACCTCCCCCTGTGTGCTTCTTAAACACACAATCATCTGATCAAATGTCAGATGAACCCACCCCGAGTTTGATGTCGACGACTCGGGGGCGTCCAGAACGTCGTAAGTGGTCCGTAGACTTGGCTAAAGTCTCGGGCATACGCCACGCACTCCACTTGGTATTACCAAGTGAAGTGGACCCCGTGGCGTTCCTGTCCTCCATAGAGGACAGACACTTACGCAGGGCCGGCCATCCATCGATCTCATTAACTGGGATCGAAGGACGTACTATCCATCCCTTTACCTTAGGGATGGAATTATTAGTTACCACAAACTGTTGTTCGTTTGTGAAACTAAGCCTGCCCAAAACAGGAGAACGCTCACCAACCACAGGATAAACCGAAAGTACTTTTCGGAGTATACTGTCAAGGTGATCAACCGGTCTCTCAAATCCAGCTCCAAAGAGCTGGTTTCTGAGAGAGACAGTTGAAATGATCTCCTGCCCGTCCTCTCGTGATGAGGGAAACGGACGACGGACACGGACAATTGAAATATCCTGTCCATCGTAGTACTCCCTCCCGCAACTCTCCCGGAACTTGCCGTTCCAGAAAGACTTGCGATCATTTACCTTGAGCCCAAAGGACTCAAGTGATTGAATCACGAGACGCACGTAGTCCACCGGGACAATAATATCGTCCCCGTAGACACGCACCCTACCCTTGAAGGATTTTACATCCTTCAGGGTCAACGGGCGTTCTAAGCCCTTCTCTATCCCAAGGAATATGGCCACGAGAAATACCATGGCCTCCATGGGAAAGCAGAGGGCTGAACCCATAGACGCAAACTTAGCGAGAGGAATAACTTCTCCGCTAAGCAGGCGTGCCCGCCTCGATCTACATGCCAACACCGCATCATGAAAGTGCTGATGCGGCCTCAACAGGAACGAGACGGACTCGCATGAAACTCTATCGGACGCCTCACTTAGATCAAGTGTGGCGAGGTCTCCAACTGCGGACCCTTGACGTGCCATGAGCTGGTTAGGCTCCTGGTCNTCAAGACCGATAAAGTCATTAAGGTAAGAACCCTTAATGGCATCTTGGATCAATCGCAATATTCCCTGCTGCGCATATTGCATCGCAGTAGGTTCCATCGCGATGATCCGAGGAGTTTTCATCGTTTTAGGGACGTCGATTACCTTCACAGGAATCTCCGCCCCGGGTTCGAGGAAGTCCACCTTGTCCAACTCCCCATAGAATGAGGAGTTTGGTAGCACCATTTCCAGGTAAGGAAAATAGTGCTCAAGGCGACATGGCCATGTAGTCTGGACGTATTTCTGATTCCCGACAAGAGAATCAGCAGTCGATCCAGGACCATGCTTCGGCCTGATGTCTCCGTCATAGATTTGTTTATCTATGACAGAGAACATCGAGCTGAAGATTAGGGAACTAACACGTTGGAAATCCTTAAAGGATCTCGTTCCGTGAAGCTCCTTGACTTCCTGCTCACACTCGAAAAACTCCGAGTGAGCATCGCGCACTCTACGAGGCTCACAATCGAGAAGTATCTTGCTGAAGACATTTGTCAATTGTCTAACAGCATAGATAGCCTCTAGATTGGGGTTATCGAGTAGAACGCCAGTACGAAGGTCGAACACAAGACGAGCGTAACCCGAGAGAAATCTCGGGAGCAGCCCGTTTTTCCTAAACGCTGGAAAAACGGTGTCGTCCACCTTCCCACGGTCAAGACATAGTTCAAAGTCTTTTCCGAAGGTAGGGAGGGATATCGTAAGAAACGATGTCCCTTCGTGTTGCGACCGACCCAGGACATATTGGATGTCCTGGTGGGCGCTAGTGCAACATCTACCCGCTAGTTCTCTAGCGAGCGTATTCCAGAGCAGAACTAGGCTTTTCAAGGCCCCCCTTAATTAGAGGTGATCCTTCCTAGGCCGAGTTCACGTCCAGATCAGAAACGACGATGAGGACTCTTGAACTGTCTGCTAGCTTTCACCAGCGAGCAGCTTCAAGAGGACCGTGTCGGCTGTCGCACTCCACAGGCCTTTGAGCCCGTTGAAGAGTGCGGCCTGATCCGCGACCGAGAATTGCCCTGAGTTCGGGATATCGATCACCGCGTAGCAGCTCATGCTGCGTGGCGATGTCGTACCCGTGATCAGAGTACTCCCGGCGTTGTCGCTGTAATCACAGCGAAGGACCCTGCGGGTCCTCTTCCCGTATTGGTGGGAGGAGGAAACCTTCAGGAGGTTACCAGCATTCACAGAGCCGGATCCCTGGTACTGAGCCACTGAACCCTGCTGAAAAACGCGGGGAAGTGAGACAGCACCAGAGGAAATCCCGGCACCTGGAGTGATGGTAAGGGGTTCCGTGAACATCGACGTGCTCCTTTTGCGTTGGTGTGCAGTGAACCTGTCACCTTACGACTCTGGTAATTCCTAGAGCCGCGGCTATGGCGGCTTGGGTTGGTGACAAGCCATCCCAAGTAACGCCAAAACCAAAGGGATTAGCCTGAACCCTCTTCTTCGTTGTTACACGAAGAGTAACATTGGGAACAGGCGGGTAGGGAGCCGGAATGGCTCCCGGGTACGAAAAGTTTCGTACCTTCCCTGCCATAAAGGTGTCTGTGACGACAGTCTTCTGCATCACATACCCGTATGGCATAATCGTGCCGTAGTTGATTTTGTTCTGTAGGTTTTTGATCAAAGAGCCTACATCAACAAACCAATCTGCGGCCCAGCTCCATGGCGCAAGATTCCACAACGTCTCAAGATCAGGCTTAGCTCCGAAGAACTGAGCCATAAGCCTCCGTCTATCACCTTTCGAGTGGTTGTCGTAACCACGCGGCATGTGATAGGTAAAGGCCCCGCTGAACCATGTTTCCTGTTCAACGGTCCTGCGACGTATGGTACTGTGCCATGGAATCGCACTACCACGGTTGGCCATTCCCCACATCCCTTTCAGACTGGGGTTATTAGTCAAAGACCAATAACCGGCAGGGCTGATCCGGTTTGGGATAACCGATTCTGTG